GTCAAGAACTTGACGAATATGTCAATATTTTGACGCAGCACCTCATCAAGTGTCAAATTTTTGACAGTAATTTTTTAAGAAGAGGTGTACGCGCAAGGGCCACCACCCCCTCTCACGTTAGTATATACCCATAATGCCAGAGATTAGGAATTTTAGGTGTTAACTACTTACGATTTATTAGTTGTAAACTAGTAAACTGGGGGTAATAGTTGCAGTAATCCTACATATTTAACTTTATTTTCTATTAATACTTGACAGGGGGGCATAAAGTGTTATATAATATACTTAAAGTAATACTTAAAGTACTTTATTACTACTTCTTATATAGTATTAATAATATACTTTAAGTATACTTTAACGTAAATCATAAAAATTTTAATCTTTATTGTCGTTTGTCCTTGACAAAGGACTATTTTGGAGTATAACTAGGGTCATGTCAAAACCTAAACTCTATGTTAGCGAGAATGTCATAGAGGAATTTTATTCAGCACTAGCTAACGAAGACGAATTAGAGTTAAGAAGATGTCACATACCAAGATCTGATGTATTCTATGTACGTCAGAAGATATTCTTGGATACTGGTATTAAGTATACACTAGATCATGTTGAAAGAGCCATGTTCTTGGAGGGTATGCTTAGTGCCAAAGACGTATTTCAGCCAAATGTAAAGAGGGAAGAGTATGGCTTCTAAAAAAGGTAGCATGAAAGGACATACTATTGGTGGTGGACACAAAAGACCTACCAAGAGTGGTGCAGGCATGACTAAAAAAGGAGTTGCTAAGTATCGCAGAGACAATCCCGGATCTAAACTGAAGACTGCAGTAACAGAAAAGAGTCCTTCTAAGTCTAGAGCAAAGAGAAGAAAGTCATATTGTGCTAGATCTGCAGGACAAATGAAGAAATTTCCTAAAGCTGCTAAAGATCCTAACAGCAGATTAAGACAAGCTAGACGTAGATGGAGATGTTAGATGGCAGTAAACAAAGCAGGTAACTATACTAAACCCACAATGAGAAAAAATCTGTTTAATAGAATTAAAGCAGGTGGTAAAGGTGGTAGACCCGGCCAATGGTCTGCACGTAAAGCACAAATGTTGGCAAAGCAATACAAATCAAAAGGTGGTGGCTATAAATAAAGGAGAATCATATGCCCTATGGAAAAGGAACTTACGGATCTAAAGTTGGAAGACCTCCAAAAAAGAAATCAGCAATGATGGGTGGTGGAATGGCAAAGAAAAAAATGATGATGAATAAGGGTGGTAAGGTTAAAAAGAAATAATGGCTTTAGCTAAGTCACAAAAATCCCTAAAGGATTGGGGTAAGCAAAAGTGGAGAACCTCTTCTGGTAAACCTTCTAAAGGTAAAAGGAGGTATCTTCCTGATGCTGCATGGAAATCATTATCTGCTTCAGAGAAAGCTGCTACAAACAGAGCTAAAGCCAAAGGTGGTAGAGCAGGTAAACAGTTTGTCAAACAGCCTAAAAGCATTGCAAAGAAAACAGCGAGGTATAGATGATCACTCCAGAAAAACTAGACTCATGGCGTATAGTTCCAAGATTATTAATACTAGCGTACATGGTGGTATTCTATCAAACGTGTAACTGGTTTATGGATTTACCAGATCCAAACAATGCACAAGCAGGATTTGTTTCTGTCGTAGTAGGAGCAGGTGCAGCATGGTTTGGACTTTATGTAAACAAGGGCAGGTCTACTGTCAATGTTCAAGCGAAATCAGAAGTAAGGGATAATGTATAATGGCATTACAAATACCGGCAGCAGCAGCATTAGCAGGTTATATACTTGTACAACTTGGAACTAAAGGTAAAACTGTTTATAAAATAGCTAATACCCCTGCAGGAAAAGAGATGTTAAAAAAGTTTATGTCTGGAGGTAATCCTTATGGTATAAGGCAAATTTCAAAAAGTAAACTACCTAAAAAGTTTCAAGATGGAAAAAAATTACCTGAGAGTCTAACTCAAAAAGCATTAAAAGAAAAAGACCCTACAATTTTTCAAGAGATAGGTGGCAGAATAAAATCTCTTTTTGGGGGTAAAAGGATAACTAAAAAGACTCCCGGAGTTAATAAGAGAAAAGAGGGTATTACTGCTAATAAGGAAAGAATTGATGCTCAAAATATAGGTATTGGTACAGTTGGAGTAGGAGTTACTGGAGCTGCAGCTGTTGGAGGTAAAGTTATTTATGATAAGTTAAAACCTAAAGCTAAACCTAAGAGAAAACCTTCTGCAGAATTATTAGATAGAAAAAATATTAATACTGCTAGACCTAGACCTAAACCCAAACCTAGAGTTAAGAAGAAAGACTATTCACCTCCGGGCAGAGGTATAAAAAGAATTACTGTGCAGAAAGGTGATAGGTTAGAAACTATTGCTAAAAGAGAAAATACAACTGTAGACAGAATAATGAAACTTAATCCTAATATAAAAAATAGGAATAAAATTAATACAGGACAAAAAATTATCGTTAGGGGGAACTAATGTTTAACAAAGAATGGTTTCAAAAGAAATTTGGTCAAGGAACAGTCTTTGACCTAGACTATGGCAAGTTGCTTATAATAGGACTTTGCCTTTACATTGCTTTTATAAAGGAGTAAAAAATGGTTGATACAAAGCAAGACATAAAGATCTCTGAAGAGATGAAACTAGAAAAGAAGATAGAAGATATGCAGCAGCAGTTACATGATCTTCGTTATGGTGATATGGAGAAAGCTTACAAAGAGTTTGAGCAAGCTAAAGAAGTAGCCATAAAGAAATACAATGTTTGGAAACAAGCTGCATTAAAGCATGGACAAGCTCCAAAAAATATGTTAGTATACTTTAATTCATGGACTTTATGATAACAGCTTTTACTATTACATATTTTATAGTATTAATTTCTATATTAACAACTTTAATTTGGTTATCAAAAAATGATTAGTGCAATTACAACACTATTAGGTTCAGTTGGTGGTCTTGCTACTTCTTACTTAGATGGCAAGACTGCTGTACAAAAAGCTGAAGCACAGATACGTATGAAGGAAGCAACAGGAGACATTGATTGGGATCTTGCTGCTATACGTGCCACTCAAGGATCTTGGAAAGATGAGTGGATTTTATTATTATTCTCAATTCCATTAATACTAGCCTTTACTGGTGACTGGGGTAGAGAAACAGTAGCACAAGGCTTTGCTGCACTTGAAGCTATGCCACAGTGGTATCAGTTAAGTCTTGGTGGAATTGTTAGTGCCTCGATAGGTATGAAAGGTATTGGCAAGTTTTATGGTAAAAAGAAATTAAAATAAAACACTTACCTTATATAAGACGGTACTTAGGAGACAGAATGTTTCCTATTACAAGAATAAGACATAGAAATGCCCACACTAGAAAAAGAGAGGAAAGACATGAGCTTTACACTCAGCAAAAAAAGTTTAAAAAAATTAAATGGCGTGAACGACTCCTTAGAGAGATGCGTCAAAAAAGCAATAGAAGTGACCAAGATTGACTTTGCTGTAATTTGTGGTTTAAGAACTTTAGCAGAACAACAGGCCCTTGTAGATAAAGGAGCTTCACAGACTTTAAAATCCAAACATCTTGATGGTCTAGCAGTAGACCTCATGGCATATGTAGGAGGGAGGGCTTCATGGGAGTTGAATCTATATGACGATATAGCTGATGCCATGAAGGAAGCTGCAAAGCTTGAAAACGTGGGCATTCGTTGGGGTGCAGCTTGGCATATAGATGATATACGTACATGGGATGGCACAATGCAAGATGCTATGAATGCGTATATAGATCTAAGAAGAGGACAAGGTAGAAGACCATTTATCGATGGACCTCACTTTGAGTTAGCGTAATGGGTATGTGGCTACCAATTATACTTTTGTGTTCAGCACCTTATGCACAAACTTGTACTGTTATAACAGGTTTAGAACTAGTTTCAACACAGAAACAATGTTTTGAAGAGTCAATAAAAAAAGCAAAGGTAGCAATGGAAAGTCCTAGTGTGTTTCAAGCAAGACCAATGTGCCAGATTATACCAAATAAAGTACTACCAGAAAAAGGAAAAGATATATAATGGCTAGACAACTTACAGAAAAGCAACAGAAGTTTCTTGATGTATTGTTTGAAGAAGCAAAAGGTAATCCTGTTACAGCTAAAAAACTTGCAGGTTATAGTCATGACTTAGCTACTTCTACTATTACTAATGCATTACAAGATGAGATAGCAGACTTAACTAAAAAGTTTTTAGCAACTACAGCTACTAAGGCTGCTTACTCTTTAGCTGAGGTTATAGATAATCCTACAGATCTTGGTAATAAAGAAAGAATGACTGCAGCAAAAGATATATTAGATAGGGGTGGATTTGTTAAGACTGATAAAGTAGAAGTATCATCTACAAGTCCTTTATTTATTTTACCGGCTAAGAATGAAGATTAATAAAACTTGGCAGTTACCTGCTCCTGAAAAAACTGATGATGGACTAGATTGGCATCCTGTAGTAAGAATAGGTAGAGTAATACCTTTTGGTTACAGACAAGATGAAAATGATAGAGATATACTAATACCTATTAAAGAAGAGTTAGAATTATTAGAAAAAGCAAAAAAGTATATTAAACAATATAGTTACAGAGAAGTAGCTAATTGGTTAAGTAAAGAATCAGGTAGAACTATATCTCATGTAGGTTTAATGAAAAGGATTAAGCTTGAACAAAAACGTAAGTCAAATGCTTCAGCTCAAAGCTACTACGCTAAAAGGTACAAAGAAGCGTTACAAAAGACAGAAAAACTCTCCCAAGAAAGATTTGGAAGAACCCCAAGTACAAACTTTAACTTACAGTGAGCCTGAAGAAAAACCTAAAGAAGTTATATTTGAACCTAATAAAGGTCCACAAACAGACTTTTTATCTGCAGGAGAACGTGAAGTATTGTATGGTGGATCAGCAGGTGGTGGTAAGTCTTATGCGATGCTTGCAGATCCTGTACGTTACTTTAATAATCCAAACTTTAGGGGATTATTAGTAAGACGTACAACAGAAGAACTAAGAGAACTTATATCAGTTTCAAAACAATTATACCCAAAAGCAATTCCTGATATGAAGTTCTTAGAAAGAGATAAGACTTGGGTTGCACCTTCTGGAGCAACATTGTGGTTATCTTATCTAGATAGAGATGATGATGTAACAAGGTATCAAGGTCAGGCATTTAGTTGGATAGGGTTTGATGAACTTACGCAATGGTCTACTCCGTATGCTTGGAACTACTTACGCAGTCGTCTTCGTACTAGTGATAATGATTTACCTATTTACATGAGAGCTACTACAAACCCCGGAGGTCCGGGACATCAATGGGTAAAGAAAATGTTTGTAGATCCGTCACCTTATGGTAAAGCTTTTTGGGCAACAGATATAGAAACAGGTAAACCTCTTATGTGGCCTAAAGGACATAGTAAAGAAGGTGAACCATTATTTAAAAGAAGGTTTATACCTGCTACATTATTTGATAATCCATATTTAGCAGGAGATGGAGTGTATGAAGCTAACCTACTCTCACTTCCAGAAAACCAACGTAAACAATTATTAGAAGGAAATTGGGATGTTAGTGAAGGATCAGCTTTTCCTGAGTGGAACAGAGCCACTCATGTTGTTGAGCCTTACAATATACCTAGTAGTTGGACTAAGTTCAGAGCCTGTGACTATGGCTACGGAAGTTATACAGGGGTTTTATGGTTTGCAGTTGCTCCTGATGAACAACTAATTGTATATAGAGAGTTGTATGTTTCTAAAGTATTAGCATCTGATTTAGCTGATATGGTATTAGAAGCAGAACAAGAAGATGGAACTATACGTTATGGTGTGCTAGATAGTTCATTATGGCATAAACGTGGTGATACAGGCCCATCTCTAGCAGAACAAATGATAATTAAAGGATGCAGATGGAGACCATCTGATAGAAGTAAAGGGAGTAGGATTGCAGGAAAAAACGAGATTCACAGAAGATTACAAATTGATGAATTTACCGAAGCACCTAGACTGGTGTTTTTTAATAACTGCACAAATATTATCTCGCAACTACCGATAATACCTCTTGACAAAAACAATGCTGAAGATGTAGATACTAATTCAGAAGATCACTTATACGATGCTCTTAGATATGGAATAATGACAAGACCAAGAAGTAACTTATTTGACTATAACCCTGATACACAAAGAACAGGGTTTCAAGTGTCAGATGCAACATTTGGATACTGAGGATAAAATATGGAAGATGATATAAAACAAATGGCAATAGACGCTGAAGAGTCTGCAGCAATCGAAGATGTAGATACAGAATATAATGACGAACCTGCAGGTCAGATAGAAAGATTTGTTAAAGAAAAATATAACAAAGCTGAAACAGCTAGAAGAACTGATGAAGAAAGATGGATACAAGCCTATAGAAACTATAGAGGTATATATGGTCCTGATGTTCAATTTACTTCTACTGAAAAATCTAAAGTATTTGTAAAAGTTACTAAGACAAAAGTATTAGCAGCTTATGGTCAATTAGTAGAAGTACTATTTGGTGGTAATCGATTTCCTCTTGGTATTAGTCCTACAGTTTTACCAGAGGGTGTAGAAGAAACAGTTAGTGTAGAAACTAACCAACAACTTAAAGATGCTCTAGGAGAGACAGAAACAGGTGCTACAGACCCGAATCAACTTTTACCGGGGGAGACACTACCAGAATTTAATGACCGTGTAGGGCCTCTTAAAGACGATCTGAGCGCAGTTGAGGAAGATGTAGAGTTTAAACCGGGTAAAAGTCCTTCAGCAGTTCAGTTCCATCCTGCAATGGTTGCAGCTAAGAAGATGGAGAAAAAGATTCATGATCAACTAGAAGAGTCTAATGCTAAGAAACAATTAAGATCTGCTGCTTTTGAAGCTGCTTTATTTGGTACTGGTATTATGAAAGGACCTTTTGCAGTTGATAAAGAATATCCTAACTGGAATGAAGAAGGTGAATACAGTCCAGTATTTAAAACTGTACCACAAACTTCTAATGTTTCTATCTGGAACTTTTATCCTGATCCAGATGCAAACAATATGGATGAAGCAGAGTATGTTATAGAAAGACACAAGATGTCTCGTTCTCAGTTACGTGCATTAAAACGTAGACCATTCTTTAGATCTAATGCTATTGATAAGTGTTTAGATTTAGGAGAAAACTACGATAAAGAGTGGTGGGAACACGCCATGAATGAGGATAATGAAGAAGATTCTAGTCAACGATTTGAAGTACTAGAGTTTTGGGGTTTTGTAGATAGGGAAATTATAGAACAGTATGATGTAGATATACCTAAAGAACTTAAAGATGTAGAACAATTAAGTGTTAATGTTTGGATTTGTGGTGGTTGTGTATTACGTTTAGTAATGAATCCATTTACTCCTGCTTATCTACCTTACTATGCCACACCTTATGAAATGAATCCATACAATATATTTGGTGTAGGTATTGCAGAAAACATGGATGATACACAAACTCTTATGAATGGTTTTATGAGAATGAGTGTAGATAATGCTGCACTATCAGGAAACTTACTGATAGAAGTAGATGAAACTAACTTAGTTCCCGGACAGGATCTGAGTGTATATCCCGGAAAAGTCTTTAGAAGACAGGGTGGCGCACCCGGTCAAGCTATCTTTGGAACAAAGTTTCCTAATGTAGCAGGTGAGAATATGCAGATGTTTGATAAAGCTAGAGTACTTGCAGACGAGTCTACTGGTTTTCCTTCGTTTGCTCATGGTCAAACAGGTGTTTCAGGAGTAGGCAGAACTGCTTCTGGTATATCTATGTTAATGAATGCAGCTAATGGTTCTATTAGAAATGTTATTAAAAATGTAGATGACTATTTACTAGGACCACTAGGTAAAGCATTCTTTAGTTTTAATATGCAATTTGACTTTGATCCAGAGATTAAAGGTGATCTTGAAGTTAAAGCTCAAGGTACAGAAAGCTTAATGGCTAATGAGGTTAGAAGTCAAAGGCTTATGCAATTTATGCAGACAGTATCTAATCCTGCTCTTGCACCTTTTGCTAGAATGGATTACATTGTTAGAGAGATTGCTAAGAGTATGGATCTTGATCCTGATAAGGTAGCTAACTCTATGAGTCAAGCTGCTGTACAGGCAGAGATACTTAAGAAGTTTCAAGCAGAGAATCCACCTCCTGCACCTCCACAAGGAATGATGCCACCACAACAAGGTCAACCTCCTGCACCTCCGGGTGGACAAGTAGAAGATACACAAGGTTCTGGTGGTGGTACAATAGGCACAGGATCAGTACCAACTCCACAAGAACCCGGATTTACAGGTAATCAAGGACCTATGCAATAATGATGAAATTAAGAAAGCTTACTACTGACAAAGAGCTGTGGGATTCTTTTGTAGAATACATAGATGATTCTATAGCTAAACAACATAAAGCACTAGAACAAGCAACAGATATTCCTATGATACATAAACTTCAAGGATCTATTGCTTGTTTACGTAGAATGAAATATCTTAGAGATGAGTTAAATAGTAATGCAAACAAATCCGATACATAATTATAAACCTATAAGTGAAGAAGATTACGCAGATCTAAAGTTTGATACTGAAGAAACTAGACCTTATACTTATGATTTAGATCAAAGAGATAAGGGTGTTAGTAAATTTGATATACTAATGGATAATACAGTATCTGGTGTTAATGCGTTAATAAAATTAAATGAGTATGCAGTAAGTCCAGTTAGTAAATTTAGAACTCCAGAGTTAGATTGGAATCCTGAATATAATAGTGCTATGGAAGAGATTGTTTCAGTTGCTAGAGAGAATCCTGTAAAATTTACAAAAGCAGTTGTTAGTGGTGCAGTTGATGGTGTACACAGATTAATTACAGATTTTGATGAGGTTGTTCCAGAGTATCTATTAAATTTAAGTAATGCCGTTAAAGATCATTTTACAAAAAGTATTGATGATTACCTTATAAAAATGTATGGTCCAGAAGTAACTGTATTTAATGCTACTGCAGAACAGATGACTGAAGCAAGAGCAGCAATGTTATTTAGAACTCTTGAAGCAAGTGAAGTTTTAGGTTTTACAGCTGCACCTAAAGTAGCTAAAACTGTTGCTATAGGTGGTATGAACTCTTATCGTCAAGGTGTTGATTTTATAAAGTATTCTGCACCTAAAGTTAAAGAAAATATTTTAAATATAGCAGAAACCTTATCAAGTAATGCTGACGACGCAATGGGACTTGTTCCTGTTAATATAAATCCCAATAGACGAAATAATACTGCTAAGGATAAATGGGCTGATAAGAAGAATGCTATCATAGCAGTTGTTAGTGGTACAGACGAACAAAATTATACTGGACCATTATCAGCCGGTTTTAGATCCTCTGGTTGGGGTAGTCGAGAAACATTTCCTGTTGCACGAATGAAGATCATAAATTATTTTGATGAATTAGCACAGAACCATGATTACTATTTTGATGATGGTGGTAACTTCCCTGAACATTTTAAAAAGCTAAGTGTCTTTCATCAAGAAGAAACTTTAAAATTTTTAGAAAGTATCTGGCAAGATTATGGTTGGTCTATTGGTTATAATAATAGAATGTTTACAGAGATACCAGATAACCTTGCTAAGTTTGATGCTGATAAATTTATTAAAGGTTCTTTTGGAAATATAAAACATCCTAAAGTTTGGGACAAAATTATAAATAGAATTGGAACACCATTTAGAGGTGTGTATGAAGATCAATCAGGTAAAACTTTTATTGATCCAACTAATAAAGATCAAGTAATTAAAGCAGGAAAGATTCCAAATCCTCTTGATCCGAATGATGAAATATTTGATATTTTAAATATGTCACCCTCAGGTGCAGGTACTCCACCTATGTTTAAACTGGGTGATCTATTAGATCATGAAGAATTGTATAAAGCCTATCCAGAATTTAGAGATTTGAAAATAAGATTCTTTAGTAATGATGAGATGAAAAGAATGAGAGCAACTATGGGGTATGCATCACAGCAACTTCCAGACGATTTCATAGCTATAAATTATGAAAGATTTCAAGGATTAGCTCCAGATGAATATATGGATACTTTGCTACATGAGCTTCAACATGCTGTAGAATATAGGTCTGGAGTTGAGATGCAAGGCAGAGCAGTCATTGGCGCTCATCTTAAAGAAAAATTATTTATGGCAGATAGTAATTTAAAATTTGTGCAAGAGTATTTAAAGTTACAAGAAGCTGCTAATGCAGGAAATAAATATCCTATGCAAGCTCTTCATCAAAAATATGGTACATTGGGTGATCAAGTTAAAGTCTTTTTTCAAGGAGACTCTGAGGGAACTTATAATATAATAATGACACACCCCTCACTAATAAAAGATAAAAGTCAAAGTGCAGAGGTAAATTTAAGTGAGATATTAGCAGATGACTTTGATGTAACATCTGTCACTGATGGTTCTGACTGGGTAGAAATATCTCTTCAAGATGCTGAGTTTTTATTAAAGAAACAAAAGTACGAGCTAAAAGCTAAGCTTGCTAGTGATTCAATGATGCTAATAGAACATCCAAATCCATTATTAAATCCTATGATAGATGATGTAAAAATTTTTTCTGACCCTTTTTATATGAAGACTGCTACAGAAATAAAAACAGGTCAAGTAAAGGTAGCAAATAAAGAAACATTTTATAAAAAAATTAATCAATTAGCTTTTGAAAGTGAAAGAAATACTTTTAATCTTGGTCAGAGACCCGGAAATATTTTTTACAGAGGACAGATAGATGCTGAGGGTAATCCTGTACCCGGAAACGATCCTAATTTTGGACCCGGATCTGATCCTGTTAGAGCAGCAGGATTAAATTTTAATCCAGATTTTTTCCAACATTATCTTTCTCAAATTAATGAGGTTATGGCTAGGATAACAGGTGAAAGTCATAAGATGACTATGAAACAAAGAATGAATAGTTTTCCTTTTACTCGTACTAATTTACCAACTCATAGTCAAGTTGTAAAAAGTGATGGTAAAGGAGAAATAAAAAATTTATTTGGAAGATATATTGCAGAAGATGTAAATGTTAGTAGAAAAGTATCTGTGGCAGATTTAATTTTAAGTCTTGGAAATAAGAATGAGGCAGTAGATATTCTTGACGATCTTAAACAAGATCTTGTTACTAGTATTAGACAGTCTAATGTAATGAAAGGTTACTTTGGACCTGAGATACAAAAAGCAGCTGTTAAAGCTAATATGACTGCAGATCAAAGTACAAGATATATGGACAATTGGATAGATGGTTTAGCTGATGCTATACTATATACAAAAAATAATCCACATGTTACGTTAGGTACAAATGTATCTTATTCACAGATGAAGTCTTTTCATATGAATGACTATAAAAGATTAAAAACTTTTGCAGATGGTTTAAGTCAGTTTGGTTTAAATGAAACAGCTGATGTAGTAAGAAACTTTCAAGAAGATTTTCTTACAAGATTTTTGGGAGATTTACAAATAGATGAGTTAGATCAAGGTAGTTTAATGACTGCAATTGACAACATATATAGAACTACTAAATTTAAACTTGAAGAAACTTTTAATCCTACTGCAATAATAACTGATACAGATGGTAATATATCACCTTTATCTTTACAGAAAAATTATCTAAATAAAACTGGTATAAAAATTGGTGGAAAAACCTATGGAGGAGCTAAGTAAATGAGGAAACCTATTAAAGCACATCAAGGTAAGATAGTATATGATGAACAAGCTGCTTCGCCAGTTTCAGATTATAACCCTCCTACTACACCTAAAGCTACTGCTACTCAAGTAGGTACTGCATTAGGTACACCTTTTCAACCATTTATGCCAAGACGTAGACCAAGAGTATTTGGAGGTACGCAAATACCTAGAAGACAGTATGACAATCCTTATCAAAACATCTATGATCAACAGAGAAATATTTTTCAACAAAATCAACTTCCATTATTTTCACAACTTCAACAAGCTCAACCTTTTCAACAAACTCAACAAGCTCAACAAGCTCAACAAGCTTTAGAACAAGACTTATATAAACAACAACAGATGGCATTTAATCAAATGGCATTTAATAAAGGTGGAATGAATATGGAACAACAAAT